AAAGGCTGCACAACTTCTGAGTGAAAAGCATGGACAGATACTCGAACGTATCCCACTGGAGTGTCACTACAGACACTCGTCGTCGACCATTCAAACAGATAGACAATGGCGAAGTTACCCGAGGAAAACAAATTACTTTAATCCCATATCGATCAAGCAACTCAATTTCCAGATATTCGAACACCGAGATGATCATACGTACCACCTCCTAAAACCCGAATATAACTGGCACATGATAGTTGAAATTACTACAGTCAACCCACGAGAAAAACCGAAAGACAAAAATGTCCAAATACTTCAAGCTCTTGAAAAACTTACGAATAAGATTGAAGTACTCAACATGAATGTGCGAAAACTACCCGACAAAGCACAAGAAGAAAAGAAGAAATACCCCTTCGGGTACCTGGTTCTTGCCATACTGGCTATTTTAGGGAGCTTCATATACATGGTAAACAAGGGTGGTAGTCCTACACCTATGGCATAGGTCCATTATCCAATACGGGGCTCGAACCCGTGACCCCAGCGTGCCTCATATAGATTTGACTCTATGTAAATATACAAAATGTATAAGCACTGTGCTCTAACCAACTGAGCTAATTGGATATATGCCACCAGAGGGTTTCGATCCCCCTACCTCGGACTTACAAAGTCCGCGCTCTTCCGACTGAGCTATGGTGGCTACTATATCCTAATGTATGGTTTAATCTTTAAGCTACAGACGACTTCTTGACGGATTTCTTGGGGGTAGGGCACTTGCATACCCCATCAGAGCCTTGAGGACCTTCGGGGCCCTGAGGACCAGCGGGACCCTGAGGACCAGCGGGACCCGGGGGACCTTCAACGACAGACGCCGAACCACCACCACAGTTGTCAACCATCTTGAGAAGAAGATCATACAGCTTCTTCTTGTCGACACGAACGTTGTTCATCTCCTCACGAATTTCATCCTTGAGAGCTTCCATGTTTATATATATAAAAGAAAGATTATCTTTATACATAATGATCTTCATAGGACCAACTCTTCTGAGTGGGATTGGTCAACACACGAAGAAATACATGGATCTCTTCCCGGATAGTAAGTACTACATCTACAACCAAGATATCCCAGAATGTGACCAGGCTTTCATGTTTGCCCTACCAATCGACGACATCATAAAGTTTGTACCATCCATCAAGGCGAAGTGTAAACAGATCATATGCATGACCGTGTGTGAGACCGAGACCGTTCACGAAGACTATGGCAAACTCTTCGATCACTTTGACCGTATCGCCGTACCCAGTGAATTCTGCAAACGAGTCCTATCGAAACAGTTTCCGAGTAAAGAGTTTTTCGTGATTCATGCATACATCCCACAGACACCTTACACATTCTACCACATCGGTAACATTCTGGATCCACGTAAGAACTTCAAAAAGATCCTTGAAGCCTTCATTCGGCTGGATAAACCAGATACCCGCTTACTCGTCAAGTCAACATGTAAAGAAGATGTTCGTATAGATTTGAAACGTGTCGAAGTCATCAATGGTCTCGTATCCGAAGAGACAATGAATACGATTCATAGTCGTGGTGATTGCTACGTAAATTTTTCAAATTCGGAGGGTGTTGGGATGGGTGCAATCGAAGCAGCTATGAGAGATAAACCAGTCATCGCGACAAAATATGGTGGACCGAGTGAATACCTTCAGTCGCCTTACATGATTGATTGTGAACTTCAAGAGTTGGAGAATGATGACTTTCTATTCAAAAAGGGAATGGTTTGGGGTAAACCAGACTTTGACCAACTCTTGGAATTCATGGAAGATGCCTACAACAAAAGACTGACCTACATGGATCATTCGTATACTAAAAATATCATGTCGCGAGAGAACATCTTAAAAGAATTCGGTGTCAATGTAGTTCGCAGCGAAGATGAGAAGACCCATTAAGATCGTTCCCGACATCACAGAGCCACGTTGAGCCACGAGGAAAGCGACGATGTCATCGATGATTTCAATGTTTGTTGGTTTTGTGGCGAAGCGGGGAACGGTGACACTTGTGATGATGTACAGAGACATTGCTATTATTACAGGTCTAAGCGTATCCTGATCAAACATTTATAGTAACTGTGATTTTAATTTATCGGAAACGTTGTGCTTTCGACAATAGTTTCCACATACAGCCTTGAATTTGCACCTCGACCCAGACATTGTCATCGCTGTGCAAATTGAATTCTTCACCTGAACCCTAGGTTCCTCGGGAACTGTATCGATAAACATAATCGTACGCTCACTCTTCTTTTTCGCATGCTGCTCGTATCGCCTCTTCATGACCCATGTCGCATTCGCCAAGTGTCGACACTTGTCGTCGGGTTCAACAAGACGATACATCTTGGTTGCATCACTGAGACACTTGTTCCACAGCTCGTCGTGAATAATCTCCATGGTTTTAGTTTCTTGAGATCACAAGAATAACGCTTCACTTAGGTATTTTTTTTCCTTGAATATTACAAAGTAGATGTTTTACCTTTATCTAGCTATTGCCGTCTTCTTGCTGTACACACTGGCCAAGAATAGACGTGTTGTGGCGAGTGCATCTTTGGATAAACTTATACGTCAGTCAGCACGATATGCGACAGCTTCGCAACAAGATGCTTCGCCGCTCATCGCGACACTTCACGCAAATTATGCTGCAGCGTATCTTTACGCAGCCAAGGATATCGCTTCAGACAGCCAGATCCACAACGCGACTGGTGTCGATGTCGTCAAGTTCAAAGAACATATCGTTAACATCCAAGACATGGTGACCAAGAAGACAGTCGAAAAATGCCCGGAATTTTCCGGTGAAGTCGATCTGTACCTTGCCACTATTGCTGGTGAAGCGTAATCTGACAGTCCTGCATCGTCTTCACATGGTCACCTTCATCGTTGCGAACATTCTCGAAGACGTCATACAAGTTGTTGACATCGTCGTAGTAATTTGAAGCTACAGCTGGAGGCTTCTCGAGGGAGAGACTCGCTCCATTCTGTTTGAGGAATTCGTCATAGGTATGATAGGCGTGTTCCTCAACCTGCTCGGACAAATTATAGGCCATCCTCGGTGACACGACATACAATAGACAGGTCAGCCAGTAATATGCGAAGGCGGTGTGCTGTGCGAAAAAGCGATCGACGAAGCGTTCATCACCACCCAGATCTTCCATGATAAGGAGATGATGGTACTCGTTCATGGTTTGAGCAAAGTGTGTCTCCAAGAAGTCAGCCTTCCGCCACACACCAAGAGTCTCGTATAGATGTAGAACGGACACAAACGAAAAGTATGGGACACGGGCGACCGTTTCAAGTACATAGAACCGAGCATAGTCACGGTCCTTATACACTTTGTCAATGACCTTCACAGCTGATTTGACAACAGCCTTGTTGATACGCTTCTCATACTTGCGAGCAGTGTTCACGTGAGGCTTGACAGATGCGAGGGTGATCATATATTTCGTATAGATATTTATTTCAAATTCAACCTAAGTTAAAAGTTAGAGCTGTAATAAGACCAAGAAAGTATGGAGAGCGTTCAAAAGCTCACCCACATCGAACACATTCTCAAGAGACCCGACTCGTATGTTGGTCCAGTTGAGTTGGGTACAGAACCTTACTGGATTCTTGATGGTTCTACCTTCACCAAGAAGAACCTCAAGTACTCCCCAGCCCTCTTGAAAATCTTTGATGAAATTCTGGTTAATGCCATCGACCGTAACTCCCTCCACTCCAAGAATGTCAATTCCATCTCTGTCGCTATTGACAAGGAGAGTGGCTCAGTGACCATCGAGAATAATGGTCCTCTCGGTGGGATCTCTGTAAAGATGCACGAGAAGGAGGGTATCTGGAACCCTGAACTTGTCTTCGGTCACCTTCTCACGAGTACCAACTATGACGACTCCCAAAAGCGGATCGTCGGTGGTCGCAACGGCTACGGTGCTAAATTGGCGAACATTTACTCCACCGAGTTTTCTATCGCTATCAAGGACCATGAGACGAAGCAGAGCTATACCCAATCATGGTCAAACAACATGACTATCTGTAACCCACCAAAAATCAAAAAACATTCGGGTGCCACGTCATCGGTCGCCATTACATTCACTCCCGAGTGGAAGAGGTTTGGAATGTCAAAGATGGACGATGCCATCTACAGCATTTTCCAGAAGAGGGTATGGGATGCGAACATCTGTACGACCCAAAACTGTAAAGTAAAGTTCAATGGTGATGTTCTCCCTAAACAAAACTTCGAGGCTTACGCCAAGATGCATGAAGGTGTTCAAGAAGTTGCCTCTGTTTCTGGAGACCGCTGGTCGGTATGTGTTGGGCCGTCGGAGAATGGTCTCGAGCAAGTCTCTTTCGTGAATGGTCTTTGTACCATGAAGGGTGGTACACACGTCGACCACGTCGCGAACCATATCGCCAATGGAATCATCGAGGATATGGCGAAGAAGATTAAGTTGAAGCCTCAACAGGTGAAGAATGCTTTTACCATCTTCGTCAAGGCAACTTTGGAAAATCCAACCTTCTCGAGTCAGGTGAAGTCTGAGTGTACCTCGAAGGCTGCCGACTTTGGTTCCAAGTTTGAACCCCCGAAGAACTTTGTCAAGAATGTTTTGAAGACGGGCATCGCCGATGAACTTACAGCACTCTCGAAGTTCAAGGAGATGAAGGAACTCAAGAAGACTGATGGAGCCAGGAAGTCTAAGATTACTGGTATCCCCAAGTTGGATGATGCGAACAAGGCTGGTACGGCACAATCTGGGAAGTGTACACTTATCGTCACAGAGGGTGACTCGGCGAAGACACTCGCTGTCGCCGGTTTATCCGTGGTGGGCCGAGACCATTACGGCGTCTTTCCACTTCGTGGCAAGTGTAAGAATGTGAGAGACTCTTCAGTTGCTCAATTGACCTCCAACCAAGAGTTCAACGATCTCAAGAAAATTTTGGGTCTCCAACAGGGGAAGGAGTACACGAGCGTATCTGAGCTTCGCTACGGTCGCCTTATGATCATGACTGATGCGGATAACGATGGTTCCCACATCAAGGGTCTCATCCTCAACATGATCCACTACTTCTGGCCCAGTCTTTTGAAACTGAACTTTGTTGTGTCGATGGTGACACCCATCATCAAGGCTACGAAGGGTTCCGAGTCCAAATCGTTCTACACTGACTCTGCATTCCGAACCTGGTATGGCAATGGTAAGGCTGGATGGCGAATCAAGTACTACAAGGGTTTGGGTACTTCTACCTCAGCCGAAGCTCGTGAGTACTTCAAGAAGATTCAAGACCTCACCGTCAAGTTTGATATGGATACGATGACTGATGACTCCATCGTTTTGGCTTTCGATAAGAAGAAGGCTGATGCACGCAAGGCGTGGCTCCTTGAGAGTACTGCCAAGGATGCGAATCAGCTCGAAGTTCCCTATGGCGACGTCAAGCAATTAGATATCACCGACTTTGTACACAAGGATCTCGTGAATTTCAGTCTTGCTGATTTGAAGCGTTCTATTGCTCATGTCGCAGATGGTCTCAAACCTTCGCAGCGTAAAGTGATGTACTCCTGTTTCCAGAGAAACTTGACTGCAGAGATGAAGGTGGCTCAGCTGGCAGCCTATGTAGCTGAAAAGAGTGCCTATCATCATGGTGAGGTGTCCTTGGCCGAGACAATCGTCAAGTTGGCCAATGACTATACAGGTTCCAACAACATCAATCTTCTTGAACCCTGTGGTCAGTTCGGCACACGACTCATGGGTGGAAAGGATGCGTCCCAGACGAGGTACATCTTTACGAAGTTGACCAAGGAGGCGAGGAAGTTGTTTGATCCCAGGGATGATGCCATCCTCAATTATTTGGATGATGATGGGCGATCCATCGAACCGGACTTCTACATGCCTACCATGCCCATGGTTCTAGTAAATGGGACGGAAGGTATCGGGACGGGTTTCAGTTGTTATGTCCCACCCTTCAACCCCGATGACATCAAGGAGAACATCAAGAGGATCCTGGGTGGTGAAGAGGTCATACCCATGAAGCCGTGGTTCAGGGGTTTCAGGGGAAAGGTGTTCAAAGATGATGGTGGTCTGTGGATTACAGAGGGTACGTACAGAGACACTGGCTCCAGACTCAAGGTTACGGAACTTCCACCGGGGCGTTGGACCCAAGACTACAAGGAATACTTGGACTCGTTGGCGGAAAAGAAGATGATCACGGGCTATACGAACAACAGTACAACCGATGATGTAGACTTTGAAATCTTTGGATACTCAGGAAAAGATATCGTCAAAGATCTCAAGATGCGGAAGACCTTCCATGTTTCAAACATGCACCTATTCCATCCCACCAAGGGTATTCGTAGGTATGGAAGCCCCGAAGAGATTCTTCAAGACTTTGTGGAACTCCGACTCGAACACTACAAGAAACGAAAAGCCCACCTCATCAAGGTTCTCGAAGCTAGGGCTATCATGTGTGACCACAAATCGAAGTTCGTGTCGATGGTCATCGAGGAGGAGTTGATCGTCTTCAAGAGGAAGAAGGTGGAACTCGAGAAGGAAATGTCTTCCATCTTTCCCAAGATTGATGGAAACATGGACTATCTCCTCAATACGAAGACTGTCGAATACACACAGGAGCGTGTAGAGGCTCTCATGAAAGAAGCGTCACAGGCGAAGAGAGAATTGGAAGCAATGTTGAAAACGAGCCACATCGACATGTGGAAGATGGACATTAAAAATATGTAAACCATTAGTAAGATGCCCACCTCCAGTGGTGCCGGTGTATCCCTTAACGCCATAGGCAAACAGGAGTCATACATATATAGCGACAATGTAGATGAGTCTATTTTTAATTACGATTTAAAGAGGCATTCCAACTTTACAAAGTTTCATAGAACTACGATCGTCAACAAGAGTCCCACGTCCCCTACATGGCCCTTCAATGAACGTATCAAGGTAACCTTCAATCCTCAGAATATGGGTGATCTTTTGAGTAACATGTATGTACTCATCAAACTTCCCGGGTTAACAACTGGACAGAATTACGCCGATCAGGTCGGTCGTCATCTCATCAAATCTGTCACGATGCGTGTAGATGAAATCGAAGTTGAAAAAATTTATGACGACTGGATGGTCATACACGATGAGTTATACATCGAAGTTTCAGAAAAGGTTGCGAACCGTTTCAACCTGAATCGTATGTTGGGGTTTGACACGACGACATCGAATGGTGCCTATGCGACATTGGATTCTGAAGTGATTATCCCCCTCCCGTTCTTTTTTTCAAGGAAATATTCGAGTGATGAATACCCTACAAATGAACCAAACAGACCTTTCTTCCCATTATGTGCGATTCACAAACAGAAAATAGAGTTCGAGTTTGAGTTCCATACACAAACGTTCTTTACGTCGGCACCAACTACGATCATTCTCGATAATTTCAAAATTGTCACAGAAGAATTTACAATCGACCCAGATGAACGCATCTATTTAAAGAACCAACCATATACGATGATCACGGATGTAGTCAAGAGACACCCAACGTCCCAAACTACTGCAGGTGTTGACAGTATACGAACAAATCTTGTTCCCAATAACCGAGTCAAATCACTGCACTGGTTTTTGAGAAACACGGAATTTGAAAATGTAAACATAGCCACCTTTGAACCAGAATTCGACATCTTTAAAATATATGCAAGAGGTTGGAATGGACCTTTCACCTTAAAGAATATTTCATTTTTTACCACTCTGACACAGGGGGGTGTGACTACATTCTCTCGTGTTGGTTTCAGTGAAGAACCTGTGGTAACAGGTAATAACGAAGCCGGGACCGAAAAGGTTGGAGAGTTTTTTTCAACGGAATACAACATCGTACCATGGACAGATGTTCCAGTGTCAA